TTTACCAAACGACGTGCCCCCAGCCGCAAAAATCTCGCACCTCTGGTCGGTTGTGTCAGTAACATATTCCTAAATAAAGCTTTACTATTCCAATAATAGCATTACTATTATAAAACGATCGGTAGGTTAAGGACAAACCGGAATTGGAAACACTTCTATTAGAAAAATACGGCCCTTTCATGGACTTAGAAGAACTGGCCTTACTGTTAAAAGTTAAAAAACAAACAATCTACCAACAAACCTACCGAGGGGTGCTTGATATCCCTCACATCAAACGTGGGAAAAAATACTTATTCCCAACTTTAGAAGTTGCCGCCTACCTTACAAGCCTGCTAAATCTTCCGCACGCAAGTTAATGTACCTGCTCAACTGATCAAGTGTGCGGTGGCCTGATACCACCCTCACTTGCTCTACCCTCATACCGCGTTCAAACATTCGACTAATCGCTTCGTGCCGTAAATCATGGAAGCGCAAGTCTTCAATCCCCAGCTTCTTAGTCATCTTGGCAAACTTGTCCGAAATGCTTGCTGCACGCTTTGCAGGGATAAGGTTCGGGCCTTGCCCAAACACCTTCTGTGCACGTAGGAGCGCCTCTCTCACGCCCTTTAAAAGGGGAATTACGCTCTTTGTTTGTCCTGTCTCAGCGTGCTTGTCCTTGCGCAGCAGCCTGATTACGCCTTTCTTTTCGTCGATGTCAGACCATTTCAGAGCATGGATTTCTCCCTGCCGCATCCCTGATTCAATCGCTAAGTCGATTGTTAGCCCTATCCAGTGTCCGCCAGCCTCATCCATCAACGCGTCATACTCACCTTCTTCCAGGCGGCGGTCGCGGCGCTGACTTCCCATAATAATTTTCTTCTTCTTCAGCTCGTCGATCGCCATATCTACTACGGGCTGTTCAGTTTTTATCCTGCTATTTTCAATCGCTTGCTTCAAATAATACATCTGCGTCTGCAGTGTGCTTGCACAAACAGTTTCCTTCCTATACGCCGCAAAGGTTAAAACGTCGTCTACAGTCATGTCATGCAGGGAAGTCCCGTGGAAGTATTCTTTGATTTGGTTTAGCTGCCCGAGCTTCGGGCCTGCCACTTCGAGACCGAACCGCTCGTAAGAGTAGACCAGATCGTCCACTATATTCTCGATGAGCACGGACCGTGATTCGCGAGTATCGATCCACGATCCGTTGTCCATGCTCGACTCTATGCGCCTACACCATGCGTCGGCGGCTGCTTTAGTTAGGAAGGATTTTGATTGAGGTGTGTGCCCTTTGACGCGTACCTGAGCCTGGTACTTGTTGCCGCGTTTCCGTACGGTTGCCATATCATTGTGACCCTGCTGTGACTGGAGCCTTTATGATATCGCTTTTTCTTTGTAAAACAAGCACTTAAATGTATGGCGGAGAGAGAGGGATTCTGTGCCCCGCATTGCTACTTTTGTTTCTATTTCAATGACTTAACCTATATTTAGATCTACTAGGCCGTCTGCGCTAGAAACTCGTAACTTATTGATAATACTATTTAATTTGTTTTAGTTCTCTTTAGGTTGTGACAGTGTCACACCTACAGGTCTTGCTGAGCGATAGCGCCAAGGGTTACTAAGATAAAGCCGATCATGTAAAGAATCATATGTGCCTCTGGTTGGTTGAGGCGGCATTATAGTAGGGAGCAGCGAGCAGCGGAAATGTATCTTTGTTATCTGGGCCATACCGCTTCTGGTATAACTAGGAGAAGCGGTATGCACCACGGTTTTTCTTTCGAGATACTACGGCCACGTTGCTGCTCTTGTTGTTCTTCGGGTTGCCGTCTTTGTGGTGCACATCTTTCTTGTCACCTTTCTGTACTTTGCCCGAAGCCAATGCATCACGGCGCGCTTTGTTCCGACCAGCACGACGTTTCTTCTGGGCGTCTGTTTTGTGGTACTTGTACTCTTCTTTATAGTCGCGCTCAGTAGCCATTTTTCTTTTTACCTTTAGTCTTAGTGGGCTTCTTCTTTTTGGCTGGTTGGTTCAAGACACACTGCTTACCTTTACCATTGTGCATAACAGTCTCCTAAGACATATTGGTCTGGTTAATGTTTAAGTATAAAAACATGCTTACTTTGTAAAGCCCACCACACAGCAGAACCAGAGCAGCGCTCTGAACAGTTAACCAGAAAGCATTCTTTCGGCGGCGTGCCTGTGCATAAATCGTCTTTTCGCGCTGCTCTCGTATCTTCCTACGCATACCCAAAAGCTCTTGGTAAGCGTCAGGGCCGTAGGTGTACATCAGCAGCTCTCGCAGTTCTTTCTCTTGTTGCCTTATTCGCTTATCGTGGGCAAACATCTCTAGCGCTTCTTGCTCGACTGACTTAGACGCTACCAGCCTACGGAAGATAGGTGGATTCTCCGCTTGCCTCTTAGCTTCGTTGAAGTCACTAACAGCGCCATACCACTTGCCAACTTGGCCTAGGGTGTCTTCGATCTCGCGGCCCATTGCCACCATCTTCTGGACAGTCTTAAAAGCACTTGTAGCCATTGCAACAGCAGTTATAGGATCAATCATTTAGCCCCCTGGTGGGGTCGGCCATGACACCTCGTCTAGTGAAGTTACTGTGGTGTTATTTGCGGGTACATCGCGCAGGGCTTGGCGGTAAGCCGCCCATTCTATTTTAGCGGCATCGGACAAGGGGCTGTCTGGAGACTGTGTCCAGTCGGTGCGGAACAGTTTACTGTCGCGCAGCTCCCGAATTTCGGCCTCAAGATCTACTGCATCCAGGGTCCACTGAAAGTTTTCCCACTTATGAAAAACAGACGGCCTCTCAGGCTTGGTTTTTACCCAGCCATCTTGCCAATACCACCCGTCCATCACTGCCATATCCGGTACGGCATAGTCAAAAGCGCGCAAAGTGTCGTCGCCAACTACTTGGCCCTCTTGAAAAAGGGCGTCATCTGAAGGGTGCACAATCGAGCGCACCTCACCATTTGGACCAACAAAAGCATATTTAATCATACGACAAATCCTACCATTTCAGTTCTATGGCCCTCCCAAACTTTCTCTACAAGAGAGGCGGTTTTACCGGCATCACCGCCAGAGTAAAGGATACTTGTACCAAACTGCCCTGTCGGGTAGTTCCAAAACGCGACCCGCGACTCCGCACTGTACTGCCGATCAACAGATGGCCCAAAGACCCTGTATTTGTATTGACGGTAGTTCATCGCCAGCGCGTATGTATCAAGCAAATCCGCAGGTGATTCAGGAACGTACCAATACCCCGCGCCAGAACTCGTCGCAGTAATTTCATGATGGCGTGCAGCGCGTACGCGGAACGTGGGTTTTTCAGTTGTAAAACTTAGCGTGCCATCAGACCTATAGACATTTAACCCATAGTTCTTCGGCGTCTGCCCGCTGATCACAGAATCATCAAATAAGCTACAGCGTTGAATGATTGCGTAATCACAAGCGCCTGTCGCAAGCGCACCCCCCGCAGGAATATAATTCATATAGGCGCGCCGGGTTCTAGTGCCATTACCGCCTACTACATCATAGAAGTAGGCTATCAATTGAGCAGACTGTAACGGGTTTGGGTTGTAAGGTTTTGCAACCACCATAATGTCATCGGGAAAACTTGCTGGTATCTCAACATAACCTAGCGTGTACGCGTCAGTCGCTGCTACGATACCTGTCGCTAGAACCTGAAACCCCTGGGTAGTCTCGTCAACCTGGGTAAACCCGGAGTTGTTATACGCCCGAAAACCGTAAGCCATTATTGGTTCAACTTAAATACGTTAACGCGAAACTGAATGCTTCCAGCAGTAGCGCTGATCGTAAGCGTATTGCTCGCAGAAATGACCTTTAAGTCTTCGTTGACGGGGGTGACATCTACCCCCCAGTCTCCACTGGTAATGTTATAACCCCCGCCAACATTAATAACGATTGGACTAGCGCCAGCAGTGCCTGCGTATTGCGCGTAGTGCATAACTTGCCTGTCTCCTGTGTCTAGGCGCAGTCTTGGAGGAGAGTCATTTGTCCAAACGCGTATGCCATGAGCCATTAAAGCGCTCCCAACTTCACACGTATAGCGCCTGTTGAATCGTAGACGTGGATGCTGTCACTAAGGATCTCCATTCGCCCACCTGACGCAGCGCTCTTTAAGTCGATTAATGTGCCTACACCAACGAGATTAAGCTGGGACGCCTGTATGGCGTTCGCGTCGATTAGATTAGCTACGTTGAGCGTGCCCGTAGTAATCGTGTCTGCATTAACGCTGCCAATTTTCGCAGACGTGATCGACGCGTCTTGAATCGCTGCCGCTTTGATATAGACAACACCGTTTGTAACGCCGAAGGGTACTACGTCTGCAGAGGGGGTGTTCGTTAAGTCATTAGCCGTGGACGCTGGATCTACAATCGCGAACTTATCAGCGCGGATCACGAACGCCGATTCGGGAACCCCGTCCACCTCAACAGAGTTCAATCCGAACCCTGACACATGCCCATTGTTGTCTATCTTGACCGAGTACTGTGCCTGCAACCCCTCGATGCTGGACGCGGAAGCGCTATATGCCTCCTCAACAGTAACGCCAGTCCCGCCCGCATTGTTTAGGCGAGCGGTTAAACCATTGACGGTTGATGCTGCAGCCGTCGCAGAACCATTAGCAGCGGTCGCTGATTGCGCAGCGTTATTCTGATAAGTCAATGCATTCGCAGCAGAGGTACTAGCAGCATTTTTCGCAGAAGTTGCAGAAGCCGCAGATACACCCGCTGCAGTAGCTTGCGCCAAAGCCGCACTTGCAGAGTTAGCTGCAGCTGTCGCTGACTGGCCCGCTGTATTAGATGAGCTAGCAGCATTAGTTTCAGATGCCCCTGCTGCTGCTGCACTGCCACTTGCATTTGACTCACTAGCAGCCGCGTTGTTACGAGCAGACTCGGCGTCTGCCTTGGCAGTCACTGCAAGGTTCTTAGCTTCTGTAGCAGAAACAGCCGACTGGCTGGCCTCTGTCGCTTTACTACTTGCAATACTTGCACTTCCTGCCGCCGCTCCGGCAGATGCACCAGACTGTGTTGCAGAATTCGCTGCTTGGGTTGCGGATACTCCTGCAGCAGCTTGAGACCCAGCTGCATTTGTCTCACTTTCAGCCGCATTTGTTTCAGCCGTCTCAGCGCCGCTCTTAGCTGTTTCTGCGGCTAATTTAGCCGTAGTCGCTACTGCCGCCGCCTGACTAGCATCTGTCGCTTTAGTTGAAGCAGTAGTCGCCGAGTTAGCTGCTGCAGTAGCTGACTGTCCTGACTGAGTCGCGCTGTTCGCGGCAACGGTAGCACTGTTTGCTGCAGCAGCTTGAGACCCAGCTGCATTTGTCTCGCTCGAAGCCGCGTTCGTTTCAGCCGTCTCAGCACCAGACCGTGCAGTCTCCGCTGCGGTTCTAGCAGTTTCAGCAGCACCAGCAGATGTTCCTGCAGCTGTTGCGCGTGTTGATGCAAGAGACGCAGATGTAGAAGCTGCACTAGCTGCCCCTGACGCCTGGTTCTCAGATTGCGCGGCATTTACGGCTGAGGTAGCAGCGTTTGCTTCAGAGGAGTCCGCGTTGGTAGCTGAGTTCGCAGCAGAAGTCGCAGCAGTTACTGCGTTTGCCTCCGCAGTCTCAGCGGCAAGCTCTGACTGTGCAGCTAACGCGGCTTTTGTTCCAGCAGTAGTTGCGCTTGTTGCAGCAGTAGTTGCGCTTGTCGCAGCGGCAGAGGCCGATGCACCTGCATTAGCTTGAGCGTCTTCAGCGTCAGACGCGGCGGCTTGGGCCCCAGCTAAACTCGAGGAAGCTGAAAGGCTACTTGATTGAGCTGCAGCAGACGCCGTACCTGCATCAGTAGCATAAGTAGCGGCTGATGAGGCGCTTGTCGCAGCAGCTGTTGCGCTATCGCCCGCCGAGTTTGCAGAGTTCGCGGCGGTAGTAGCTGATGTCGCAGCGGAGGCAGCTGAACCCAGCGCGGTCGTTGCAGAAGAAGCCGCGTTAGTTTCTGCGGTTTCAGCACCAGACTGCGCAGTTTCTGCAGCAAGTTTAGCTGTATTAGCTGCACTAGAAGCAGTGCCAGCATCGGTAGCATAAGTAGCTGCTGTTGAAGCACTTGTTGCCGCCGCCGAGGCTGAGCTACCTGCATTGTTCGCAGAGGTTGCAGCGGTCGTAGCGGAGGTGTTTGCAGATGAAGCTGACCCGGAAGCGCTTGTTGCAGCGCTCGAGGCGGCTGTCTGCGCTGTTTCAGCCCCAGCTTTCGCGGTTTGTGCAGCGGTTTTTGCAATCTCCGCGTTATCTTCCGCGCTTTCTGCCCCAGCTTGTGCAGCTATCGCCGCTACTTTCGCAGTCAAAGCGTCTGCCAGAGCCGTACTCGCCCCAGTTTCTGCGGTTTCCGCTCCTGTCTGGGCCGCTTGAGCTAGTAAGTTTGCTGCAACAGAGGCTGTAGACGCTGCTTCTGCGGAGCTCTGAGCTGTGATTGCTGCCGTCCTCGCAATTACTGCGATATCTTCTGCCGCTTCTGCCCCAGTTTGAGCAGCAAGGGCTGCTACTTTAGCGGCTAAAGCCTCTGCAGCAGCAGTGTTAGCCGCAGCGGCGGAAGACGCAGATGCCGCGGTATTTCCATAGGTAGTCACAAGGCCTGCTGCGCTGACCTCTACGCTTCCAAGCCTGCTTAACAGGTTCCCAGCAGCCGCTACGTCGTAGCTGCTGACATAGCCAACGAAGGTCTCTAGGTTCGCGAGATCTACCGCAGACCCAGAACCGTCAATCTGGTTCGCAAGGGATTGAGACAGCTGGCTGACAGAGATAGCTCCCGTCAACTCATTCAAAATCGCCGTAGGGTTAGTAGCGGTCGTCGCTAGAGTACCGTTGCTGCTATTGAAAGGCCCGTGAACTCCATTTTGGTTCACGTGTCTTACCCAGTAGTAGCGTGAAACCCCACCACCAACCGGGTCAATTGTACCGCGCCCAACAGAAACAGCGGCTAACGTCGCGTCTCCAATAATATCTGCAGTATGGGACCAGACCTCTGTCTGCGCATGCCCCGTATAACGTGGCATATCCCAAAGGAGGTTGACCTGGCTGTAAGCCGCGCTAGCAATAAAACCTGTCGGTGGTAAAGGGACATCAGCTGCAACAAGGTCGTCAGCGCTCAGGCCAATATTGGCTTGAGTAATGTTGTTTGGGTCAAAGGGGCTAGCTTTTAATTCTACTGCGAGCCCAGACGTGATCAACTCGCGCAGCGTAATAGCCCGATCAACTGGGTCGCCTCTGCGTCCTAGTCGTATCTCCAAGGCTTCGCTGAGGCTCTCTAAATATTTTCTTAGTGCTGCAGAAACATCTGACGGAGGTTTAGGTATCCCAGGAATTTTTGTCGGAGTCGGTCTCATAAGGCTCGAATTTCCTCCATCGATTGAGCAAGACAGAACTCATTAATGTCCGTCCCTTCGACCTGAATCTCCCACTCTTGCGCTACGACAGCAGGCATGCGCATTATTGGTTCGCGCAGTGTGCCGTTGATAATGCCGCTAGGAACAGTAGTTGCCCGTGTATATGTTCCATTAGATTTACTAAGTACATAATGAGAAACAAGAACACCATCCCCCCAAACTTTTACAGTGACTGGGTACTCATTGGCGTGGACAGATACCCAGCCCATCGACACTGGAGCAGGGGTAACGAACTTCTTGCTCTTAAAAATCGCGGTCTTGTTTGCTGTACCGCCGCGGTATTTCTGAATCTTGTTGCCAACTATCACGTAAAGCTCACCGTCTTTCGGGTTCATGTACCCGCCGCGTACCTCAGCGGAAATAGACAAAGTGGTCAACGCGTTCTCTTCGCCCCGAGGGTCGTAAACCCAGCCTCCGGTTGAATGGAACGCTACATACGTTCCTTCATGCCTAAACGCGCGAATAGTTGTTGGGTTAAAAGTAGAGTTCCATTGCTTGGCTGAGATGAGGCCGCTTGAGACCACGGACCCCGAAGCGCCTTCCACGGCACATAAACCGTCTGGGCCTGCATACAGGACATAGCTACCCATATCCACGACGCTGTGTATGTTGACACAGGCTTGCGCTAAGTCTATACGGATCGCGGTCATGGCTGACGGATCGGTGCCAGTAATAAAGTAGGGCTGACCATCGGTAAGCGCTGCCACACCATTTGCGGTGCTAGCTATCGCGACGATGTCTTCTTCTGTTGTGATTCTATATTGCACGGGCCAAGCGTGCGGTAGAAAAGGCTCGCTGAGACAGAAACGCTTACCTGTAAAACCTGCCATCACGCCTTGTGCGAGAGGGATCAGGCCTTTCAATGGGCCATCAGGGTACAGCGTCAGGTTGTCATCGGGCGGGCCAACCCAAGTGTCGCTTGGTAGAACTTCACCTAAAGCTGCCGCGTCAACCGTGTCCGTAAAAACGACCGAGGTGTACGGGACTTGTCCAACAAACTGAAAGGTGGTGTTTGTGCTACCAGTATTAGACCGATATATGCGCTTCAACGCGCCCGTACCAAACAAATAATTGCCCGAAGGCTGCTGAGAGCCTGGTAGGCCTATGGTCACCGACTGATTATCAGTCAGCTCAATAACAGCGCTTGGGCTGCTTGGTGGGCCTTCTTCTCCCAACTGTGTGACAAGAGTATAGACATAACTCACGTCGTTTGGTGTTGCGGTTTCATCCGCTTCGCCATTCACAGTAGTTGTAGGAGCGCCAGATGGAGCGGGAACCCCGAGCCGGTAAGAGTTAACCGGGTAGCCCGAGCTACCCTGCACTAAACTGGAAACGTAGCCTACTCTAGGGTAGTCGTCGCCTGTAAAATACAGGCGGTCAGTACTGTCACCAGGGATAGGTCCAGGCACAACACTAACCCCGTCTTCACTCCATTCCAGCCAGGTCAAGTCTCGATAGAGATATATCGATCTGCGCTGTGTGTTCTGTAGGGTGTAAACATCGGAGTTAGTTTTAGTCGCAACTAGTCGACCTGACTCCAGGTCGACGTTCTCGGCTATTTGCCCAAACTGCTCGGCAAGAAGGCGGGGGGAGACCCCCGGCGCTATCCCGCTAAATCTATCCCTTTTGAAATAGGCCATGCGTACCTCATTCGTCGGTTTCTGCGAGCTTCTTTTCAATCAACGAGGCGATGTTCGATACAGCAAGGTCATGAATAACAGCTTGCCGCTTAGCGCCGATGGCCATTTGCATAGCTTGCTCGTGAAGTGACAGCATCTCTTTGACTTCGTTGCTAAGATCAGCGACCACATAAGTTTTGTCGCCAACCGTTAAAGTTGGGGCGGCGTCTTCGGTTACTACTTTATCTGTAAGTTCGGTCACAAGTGACTCCTTCAGGGATGATTGAGAGCTCATTATATTAGCTCCGCTATTATATTGGTAGTAAATAAAACTAGTCTGCGCACAGGGTTTCCACTGCCGCCGCGTACTCCGCTGACGCTGTAATTGCGTCCAGCCACGTCCGGTAAAGCGCCTGATACGTCAGCTCGTTATCGTGAATATGTGGCTCACCAATCTCGACGCTGGTTTTTTGACCCTCTGGTATCTCATAGATGAACGAAACCGTTCCGACACTGGTGTCCGACGCAAAACCCGTGATCTCATCAGGCGGCGTGTTGTGCCGGTGTACGGTAACCACAACAGACTCAGTCTCGTTGGTTGCCGCTTCGCGTTGCACGTCTAGTATTACGTTTATGTGCGTTTCCATTCAGCTACCCCTAGTTACAAGTCGTTGATGTAGCGGTTGCATTCACATCAAAATCAAGGGAGTGGACTAGCGTATCCGTCTTGCCTGGGCCACGCAGCCATATGTCTACGCTGCCGTATACGCGCTTGTAAGACGTTGCATAGCAGTCAGCGGTTGGCTGGACGTAAAACGCTTTGCCGACGCTTTGGTTCACAGCGACCGCTTGCCACACACCGTCCGCGGGGTTGTATGTTGCCGATGAGTTGGTTGTATTGCCTAGCCCGCCAATCCCGCTACTCTCGGTTGTGTATGACCAGTCAAGCATCATCTCAGTCACCGATGTAGACGTGTATGCGTTGGTGCTCGCTGCCAGAACCTCAGAGGTTGTCATGACCGTCTGAACATTTGCGGGGGTGTAATAATAAGACGTTGCGTTCGTGTACTGCTCCTTGACGTATACGAATACACCGTAAGTGTTCATCATGACACGTATTGCAACGCCCGCCGCCCCGACGCTGCCAATAACAACTTGCGAGGTCGTAGACTTAGTCGAGTAAAGCGAATATCCAGCAGCACTTCCCGACTCGACGTTTACTGCGTTGAACACAGAAAAAGGTGAGGACGCAGAGGCACCATAAAAATCACCGATGCTAATTGCTCCAGACGCGGGTATACCAGCAGCCGCTGAGTAATATTCATTAAGCCCGATGGGATTGCTCCCACCGAACTCGCCCT